ATGCGTGACAACTTCAATAGGGTCACAGGCACATTTAATGATGCTGCGAATAAATGGATCACGGCTGATTATCCAGAGCTTTCCACAACTACTCCTGCTGGCAGCTTTGTCACAGGTCAAACTTATGCCATTACTTTAGTTGGTACTACCGACTTTACAGCTATTGGGGCTTCATCAAATACTGTTGGTGTTGTATTCAAGGCAACTGGTGCTGGATCAGGTACAGGGGCGGCTAGTATCTTCTTAGGTGAGGATAATGGCGAAAAGTCAGCATTAGACTTACCGTTGCCATTTACAACAAGCGCAGCGATGGCACAAAGGCTTGCCAAGCTAACTTTGCTTCGTGGTCGTGAGCAAATGACCATGACTGCTGAATTTGGCATGGAAGCATTTGAGCTTGAGGTAGGCGATATTGTACGTTTCTCAGAGCAGAATCCTACCATTGGCGCTGTTCAATACCGTTATGGATTTGGTAGCCAGAATAGTGGAACAGGTAAAGAGTTTGAAGTTGTCTCTTGGAAGCTATCAGCTAATCAAGATGCGGGTGATTTACGCATTGCAATGACCTTGCGTGAAATATCTTCTGATGCCTTTTCTTGGAGCGCAGAAGAGCAAGCTATTGTTGCGAACAACGCAGACGTTTCAAAGCTATCTCAAGTAAACCAAAATAAGAAAGCAGCAATCGTATTTCAAAACGGACTAGATTTACTTGTCGATGCAGTAAATCCGCAAGTGTCTTTAGTTAGTGCGGGTAGCTTTGTAACAAGTAATTCATACACTATTGTTTCTGTAGGCAATACAGACTTCACGGCAATCGGTGCCGCCAATAACGAGGTTGGAACCACCTTCACTGCTACTGGCGCTGGGAGTGGCACAGGTACAGCCTATGATAATACAAACTATGGCTCTGTGCAAGACGAAATAACAGCTAGTTTTAAATCAGCAAACCCACAACTCAGCCACATGAGCGAGATACCAGAAAATCAGGTGGTCTTTGCTAAATTCACCAACAACGCCGATAGCACCCAATCAGCACTAAAGATTTGGGATTATGACAAGCAACTATGGCTGGAAGAAACAGATGACAATTATATTGTCGAAGGCTTATCAAACGAGATTGTCACAAATGAGGCTGTTCTTGGGTATATTCAAAGCGCAGAAATCACAGCGCAACAGCTTAACGTAAACGATAAGATTGATTTCGCTGATGGTGGCTCAATCCGCATTAATCGTGAGACTTATGATTTCTTACCTTCAAGCACTTCAGATAAAGCAAAGGGTGGTTTGTTCTTAGGAAACCCAGCGGGAACTGGCGCTGATGGATCAAGCACAAACGCATTTTATGCTTTAAGTACATTCGGCATAAAAAATTCTACAGAATTGCATGGTATTGAGTTCACGCCAACTGATACCAAAATAACCAATCCAACTATTATGAAAACGGCCCAAGGCACTGTTCAGAGTAGTGTTATTCAATCAACCCAAACAATTACTATTAAGAGTGGCTCAACTAATCCAAATGCTGTTTCTCTTACAGTAAACGCTGTTGGCGGTGGTGGTGGTGGTGCAGCAGCAGTAGATCAAAGCACGGCTGGTGCGAATGGTGGAAATACAGTCTATTATCTTATTTTAAATGGTAGCACCCAAAGCAATGTAACTGCCAATGGTGGAGCAGGTGCTGGCTATGGCCTTGGTGCTGATAAATGGCGTGGCGACAACGGTGCCGCAAGTGCCTATGCTGCTGGTGGCGTATTTACAGATGCTGAAAACGGAAATGGTGGTGCAGGAAGTTTAGGGTCTGGTGGTGCTGGTGGCTCTGGTAGACCGCCAGATTGGAACCAATCATCACGCAAAGGTGGTGCTGGTGGTGGGCATGGCGCACTAAGTACAACAACATATGATATTAGCAGCTACTCAACTGTAAGTCTTGTTATTAGTCAGATTGGATCAGGTGGATCAGGCGGCACAGGAAATCGTGGAAATGGTGGCGCTGGCGGTACTGGTCTTGTAAAATATTCGATTGAGACAGATGGCCCAGAGGTTGTCAACTTAAACTCAGAAGCGGAATATAAGTCTGGCACTATTTCACGCTTTCAAACTTGGACGCAAATGTCGATTGGTAGCAATAGATTTGCCAACGTAAACTATCAAAACACAACCGATCAGCCAATCGTAGTAAACACACAAGGTGCGGGATCAGCGGAGGGACAATTATATGTTTGGAACGCTCAATCGTCAGCGCCCAGTGGAACAACAGGGGGTATTTTGATTGGTGCATCTACTGGACAGGCTGGCAATTTCAGATGCGGAGCCACGGCGATTGTGCCTGTGGGGGGGTGGTATCGCGCTAATGCGGGTACTCCGCAGGCTTGGGCAGAGTTGAGGTAAAAATGAAACATATTTATATACCAAGTACTAAGGCATACTATGTCGAAACCTCAGAACCAAGCGAGGAGTTTCTAAAGAGATTCCCCCGACAACAAGGGTGGATTGAGGTCAGCCCAAAGCCAGAGGAATATTATGATTATGTTGATGGGGAGTGGGTAGAGAACTTAGAAAGTAAAAATACCATCTTATCTGATAGAGCAAGGACACAAAGGGATTTTAAACTTTCTAATGAGGTTGATGTGATCGCGTCTAATCCCCTCAGATGGGATGCCCTAACAGATGAAAAACGCGCTGAATGGGCGCAGTATCGAATTGATTTGCTTAACGTGCCTCAACAGTCAGGTTTCCCGAGCAATATTATGTGGCCTACAAAACCTGAGGGTAACTGATGGAATACGATGTACTTTGGACCGCTGGATTAACTGCCCTATTAAGTTTGTTAGGTTGGGCCTGTAAGAACATGTACTCTGAAGTACAGAGAATACAGGTCCTTCTTAACAAGACAAGAGAAGAAATAGCTAAAGATTACGTCACTAAGACAGAAGCCCAAAGTGACATGAATAGAATAATAGACCGACTAGAAGCACTCGACGCCAAACTGGATAGGATAATTGAGCGTCGATGATAGACCCCATAACGGCGATTTCAGCCGCTACCGCTGCTTTCGGATACCTCAAGAAAGGTATAGCCGTTGGCAAAGATCTGCAAGATATGGGGGGTCAACTCTCTAAGTGGGCTGGTGCTATAGCTGACCTAGATTTTGCTGATCGTCAAAACCAGAAACCCCCTTGGTATAAAGCATTAGGTGGGGGAGTAGAAGCACAGGCTATGGAAATCTTTGCAGCAAAGCAGAAAGCTGCTTCCATGAGACAGGAGCTAAAAGATTACATATCGGTTATGTATGGCCCATCAAAGTGGCAAGAAATACTAGAGATAGAAGCAGACCTACGTAAACAGAAACGAGAACACGAACACAGACGCATGGAAATAAAACAAGCTATAATAGAATGGACTGTAGGTACTATTGTGTTTGTTGTTCTTATAGGTGGCCTTGTAGGGTTTGTGTGGTTGGCTAATCAATGACTGTAGACTTAGGGTTACTTGGTTATTTACCGTTACCTTTAATGCCTTTCGATAAGGTACAACCTCTCCCTAATAAGAAAGAACGTATTGTAGAAGAGACCCACAGATCTGTTGATAGAAAAGCAGAAGACTACAAATACGAAACAGCCTACGCATACCACCCGCATAATCAAGCTAAATATCAACTAGGACAAATAGTGGACTTTGTAGTAGCATGAAAATAACACCAGAATGGTTAGACAAGTGGCGTATATGGCCTCGCATGATCCTCACACTTTACGGGATTGCTTTCTATAACACAACAACTTGGTTTATGGCTCTCCCTGATCCCTCAAACGCTCAGGCAGGATTCGTTAGCGTAATCGTGGGGGCTGGGGCAGGATTTTATGGAATATATGTAAATGGTAAAGCGCCTTCTGGTGGTAGCAACTCTAGTTCTAAGTAGTTGTGGACCCCTCTCTTATCTTAATCCTTTAAGCAATAGTGGAGGCCCTACTGTTAATGCAAACGTCTTGGCGGGAAAAGAAAATACACAACAAGTGGTCGCACAACAAAATAGACAAGAAGCTGGCAGGGACATCGTTACAACAGAGAAGGAAGTCGAGGCCGAAAACGTCGAGACAATTAAGATATCAAACACAAACATACCAATCTGGG